TACAAGGTGGGCCGCGAGGTCGGCGTCTACGACGACGAGCGGATTGCCGAGATCGAGAACATCGAGAGCGCGAAGCCCCAGGCCCCGGCCGCGCCACAGCAGCAGCCCGCGCCCCCGGCCAAGGAGTTGACCCAGTGAAATCGACCATCCTGGACAAGCGCGCGCTGTTCGCCGAGGGCGAGCCCCACGACCACGTGATGCTCACGTTCGGCGCCGACCAGCTCGGCGGCGTCCCGTTCGCGGTCGACACCGCCAAGCGGACGATCACCGGCCTGGCCGTGCCGTGGAACCAGGTGGCCCGTTCCGGGTGGTCCATGTGGAAGTTCCGGCCGGGCTCGCTCGTCTGGTCGAACACCATCCATCACGTGAAGTTGTTGCGGGATCACGATTTCCGCGAAGCGGTCGGCGTCGCCACGGCGTTGGTGTCCACCGACGCCGGGCTCGTCGCCACGTTCAAGGTCGCCCGCGGCGCCGAGGGCGACAGGGCGTTGAGCCTTGCGGAAGACCTCGTGCTCGACGGCTTGTCGATTGGCGTCTGGTTCGACGGCGAGCACGACGACTGGCAGCCCGACCCGGCCGACGAGTCGGTGCGCCTGGTCAACCGCGGCACGCTGCGCGAGATCTCCCTGACCCCCCTTCCGTCGTTCGCCGACGCGCGCGTGACGTCGGTGACCGCGTCGGCCGCCACCGGCGGCCCCCACATCTCGGAGCAGGGCGCCCAGCCCGCGACTCCCCAGCCCGCGAAGGGACCCGCTATGACTGCTCCGACCACCACCGGCCCGCCGGCACCTGAAGGTGGTGCGCCCGTTGTGCAGGCCGGCGCCACGGTGTCGACCGACGTCGCCCTCGGCACGATCGACGTCGCCCAGCTGACCGCCGGCATGACGGCCGCGGTCGCCGAGGCGATCCGTGAAGCGTTCGCGAAGCTGCCGTTCCCGCAGCACGACGCGCCCCCCGAGCGGCAGACCGTCCCGGCCGGGCGGGCCACCGTCACGCACGAGGCGCCCGTCTACACCATGAACGGGTTCGGCCCGTCGTTGGTCAAGGACTCGTGGAACGCCGCGCGCGGCGACGTCGACGCGCGTGACCGGCTGCGCAAGTTCGAGCTCCAGACCGCGGACCTGGCCAAGAAGACCGAACAGGCGATGTTCGCGGCGAACACGACCTCCGCCGCGGCGATCGTCCCGCCGGGCTACCGGCCCGACCTGTACGTGACGCAGCTGCTGCGCGGTCGGCCGCTGACCCGCGGGCTGTCCGTCGGCGGGCTGACCGACGCCACGCCGTTCACGATCCCCTCGTTCACGTCCAGCTCGGGCCTGTCCGCGCTGCACGTCGAGGGCACCAACCCCACCGACGGCACGATCACCCTGGGCACGGTCACCGTGACCCCCAAGGCGATCTCCGGTCTGTTCAAGATCACGCGGGAGATCGTCGACTCGTCGAACCCCGCGATCGACGCCATTGCCACCCAGGCAATGGGTGAGTCCTACTCCCAGCAGACCGAGGCGTACGTGTACGCCGAGCTCAACGGCACCAACGGTCAGGGCGGCACGATCACGGCGGGTTTCGTCCCGTCCGGCGCGCAGGTGTCGGTCACGGCGTCCGCGTCGGCGCAGCCCGGCGGCGCGCAGCTGCTCGCCGGTATCCGCGGCATGGAAGCGCTCTACCCGTTCCGCCGGTTCGCCGCTCCGGACCGCGGCTACCTCAGCCAGGAAGCCACCTCGCAGCTGGCCGCCGCGGTCGGCACCGACGGTCGTCCGCTGCTGCCCAGCGTCGGCGGGCAGAACAGCGTCGGCTCGGGCAACGCGGTCACCCAGGGCTGGGACGTCGACGGCCTCGTGTTCGAACCGTGCTGGAGCATGACCGGCAACGGCGCCGGTGACGCCGACGTGCTCGTGCTGAACAAGGCCGACGCCTGGGTGTGGGAGAGCCCCCTGCTGACGTTCAGGTACGAAGAGCGGTCCGGTCCCGCGTACATCGACCTGGCCCTGTTCGGCTACCACGCGACCCGGCTCATCCGCCCGATCGGCCTCGCGTCGATCCGACACACCCAGACGCCGTGAGCGCGCCCATGCCGGAACGCCCGGCAGACAACGCGCCCAAGGCCGTGTGGCTGGCCTACGTCGAGGCGCGTACGGACATCACGAACACCGGCGGCACGCGCGACGCGCTGCGGGCGCGGGTCGACGAGGCCGACGCCGCGGCGGCCCTCGAGTCCGACCCGCACGCCGAGATCGTCGGGGCCGACGACACGGCGGCCCTCGACGCGCACCCCGTCGCCGACGTCGACGAGGGCCAGGCCGCCGACACCACCCCGGTGGAGCTCCACGACGACCAGGTCGAGGACGGCTCTGACCGGCAGGAATCGGAGCAGGCGGCGCGGGAGGAAGCGGCGAACGCCATGCCGACCACCCCGACCGTGAACCCGCCCGTGTTCGCCAACCCGGCGGGCACCGGCGGCGCGCAGGGCGACGGCACCGGACCCGGCATGGTCAACTTCGCCACCGGCGGCCCCGGCGGCCCCTTCGAGGACCCTGACCGGCGCGACGTGAACACCCCGGTGCACACGATGAAAATCGGCTCTCCGGTCTCGCCGGGTGGGCTGGGTACCAGGCGTGCGGGTGGCTACGTGCTCACCGAGCACGGTTGGGTGATCGCCGAGCAGGCACCGGCTCCGGACAACGTGCCGTTGCCGACCGAGACGGTGCTGGTCGACCGTGAGGGTGCCCGCGTCGGAACCCTCGCCGACGGCCGGACCGCCGTCGACGGCGTGGTCGTGCCGGTGGCCGGGCTGACGCCGATCGGCGGCGCCGCTGCCGGACGGGCGTCCGTCGCCGGTGTCGAGCCGGTGAAGCCCGCGGGGGTGCCGGTCGAGGCGCACATCGTGATCGACCCGGTCGACGTCGGCGTGCAGCCAGTCGCCGAGCAGGTCGACCCGGACGACGAGGGCACGGTCGACTGATGGCCGCGCCCGTACTCACGTGGCCGCTGACGGTCGAGGACCTCGCCAAGGACATGTACGGCGAGGAGAACTCCGACCCGTCCCTGTGGGACGCCGAGCAGCTGCAAATGGTGCTCGACGCGGCGGTCGCGTGGGTACGGCCCAAGTGGCCGCGGATCAACTGGGACGGGGCCGTCACGATCCCGCCGCTGCCGGACCCCGGCCAGGACCTGATGTTGGGGATCCTGCGGCTGGCCGCGCGCTGGCACAACCGCCGGTCCAGCCCGAACGGGCTCGTCGACATGGGCGAGATGGGCGGGTCCCGGATCACCACGTACGACCCGGACATCGACCGGATGCTGCGGCTCGGCCGCTGGTCCAAGGCGGTGATCGGGTGACCTCGACGTGGAACGAGACCTTGGCCGAGCGGCTCGCCGAGATCCAGGCAGGGCTGAAGGCGGGGTGCCCCGGTCTGCGCAGCTACGCCAGCGTGCAGAGCAAGCCCGACCCGCCGGCCGTCGTGTTCGGCCCACCCAAGTTCGAGTTCGAGGGCGGCTGTGTCGAGCCGACGAACGTCAAGATCGTCGCGTTTCTGGTGGCCGCCGAGAACGACAAGTCGATCTCGCTGCTGGTCGAGTTGCTGCCGCAGGTCTGCGACGCGCTGTACGCCGTCGACGACGTGGTCGTCATCGAGGCCTCACCCGCCCAGTTCCCCGGACCGTCGGGATCCCTGCCGGCCTACGCCATCACCATCGAATTCGGTCTCTGATCGGGGGAAGGATCCCGCGCCATGTCAATCCACACTCGTAAGCACAAGCAGATCATTTTCGATCTCGGCGGCGTTCAGTACCAGTGCCAGGTGAAAAGCTGGACGATGAACAACAACACTCCGGACGGCGACACGTTGTACGCGCTGTGCCCCGATGGGGAGACCACCGAGGAAACCGACGCGGCGTGGACACTCGACGTCGAGTTCTATTCCGACTGGCGAGTCAGCGGCATTTCCGACTACCTCGCGTTGAACAACGGCGTCGACACCGATTTTCAGGTCGACCACCACCCGCACATTCCCGCCGAGCACGTTTTCTGGACGGGCAACCTGCGGATCAAATCGCCGTCGGTCGGTGGTGAGGCACGCGCCACCGAGACGCAGAAGATCACGTTCAAGGTCAAGGGCGAACCCGCTTACAGCCGCCCCTGATCGCAGCCCCACCCCCGTCCTATCCGCAGCAGAGGAGTACCCCGTGGCACGCGCAGACGTCGCTACCCAGATCATCGCCCGCGTCGGGCTCTTGCCGAACTTGACCCCACCTACCGCCGACGGGGACATCGTCGACGTCGGCCCGTGCTTCCTGGTGGTCGACAACGCGTCGGGCGTGGGGATCACGGTCACCGTGCAGACCCCGGCCACGCAAGACGGGTTGGCGCTGTCCGAGCTGATCGTCAGCGTGCCGACCATGAGCCGCCGCTACATCGGCCCGTTTCCTGCCAGGTCATTCGC